TCAGGAACATTTCTGGTTAACGCCGCCATTGAGGATCCATCCATCAACAGCTTCCCGCAGGTACGCTTTTGGGTGGGTCCTGACTGGCTTGGGAAACCCGTGCCGGTTGGTGTAGTTCCAGATTGTCTGGCGTGATGAAACCCCAAGCTTGTTCATCACTTCTTTTTCGGGAATCAGGCTGGTGTCGCTCATTGGTGTCTCCAGGCAAAAAAGAACCCGGCGCGGGGCCGGGTAAAAGGGATAATGGAGGCGGTGTTTTCGCACCCAATAGCCAGCTCATAACTGGCTATAAGTTGCGTCATTTACGCCAGGCAAAAGAGATTGGCTCAGGTGTAATCCACAAATGGCGCATGTTCGCCACGTTAACGATGTCTGAATCCCGCGGATATATCTCAACGGCATCACGATCCCCGTAACCGACAGCTGACTTTATTTCCTGCAGCACATCCCAGCTGATGCCATCCTTCCACCGGCCGGAACTGGCAATACTGGTGGTGTTCACTGACAGACGGATAACGCCGTTCTCTTCCTGGAACTCCTGGACCAGAAAATAAGAGTTAGCCCAGACGCTGCTCCGCTTCGGATCGTGACACCGTACAGGCCATTGTGATTCTGGTACCGGTTTGAGAATTCCAATCATTATCAGACACCCCTCTGCTTATTCTTAAGCTCGATAACAGATTGGCATTCAGCGCATGTCTGGCAGCCAGGAACGGCAGCGCGCCGCGGCGCCGGGATACTCTCTCCGCATTCACTACAATGCTCAGCTGATACGGCGTTGCGGTTGATGCGGTGCGCTGCGATTGCCATGTCGATTCGCTGCTGCGCTAGCTCGTTGGCTTGATCGATGATTTCTGCTGTCATGCTCTTACCCATCCCTTGCCATTAACATGTCGGATCAATGACCGTTTACGAAGATATTGCAGACGGCGATCAACAAATCTGAACGGGTACCCACTCCCGTCTTCTTCAGCAATTCTCTTAGACTATTCTTCAACATCCCTTACAAAAATCTTGTGGAATGGAGTAGGGCTTCCGCCGATTTTGTTTAGAATCAGCTGATCTAGCTTTGCGTACTTGCTCATGCTGCACCTACTTCACTTTCTTCCGTTTCGACCGCCATCTGCTCAAGCTTTCGTGATAGCTCGGCGGCCAGCGCTTGGAACTCTTCATCTGTCGCTACCGGGATCGGCACAAAGCGAATCCCGATGTGCGCCAGATGGTTGGCTATTTCGAGACTTTTCCTCAAATCAACGGGTGAGGCTCTCTTCATGCGGCTTTCTCCCCGGGTAATGGTTTCAGACCGTCATTCAACGTGCGCTCAAGGTTGGACAATATTCCTCGCAACCTCTTTATCTCTTCATCCTCGGTGAGTCGGCGCGTTGCTTCCCATAGCGTCCTTGTAAGAACATACATAGGGACATTCGGGTCGAGGCCAAGCGCTTTCGCCAGATCTTGCTGAGCGTCTGTTAACCTTTCCTCCGATTCCTCCCGGCGCTTACGTAGGCGTTGCAACTCCTCTTCACTTTCCTGGCGCAGGTTCTTCAGCCTTTCATCGTTATCCCTAATATGCTGCTCAAGGCGCTCCTTAGACCGATGTGCTCGACAAACAAGATCGGCGATTTCGTTGCCATGTCGCTTCATTAGTTTTTGGTCGCTGAGGTAGGTATTGATTACGCGGCTTTTTATTTGAGTTCTTTCTGCCTGCCGGGTCATGCCATCCATAAGCAGCTTCATCCAGGCATCGCGAGGAAGGGTGTCAATCTGGCGCATTGTCGGCCCCTTGAGGGTATGCCATCCAGTTCCCTTCCGGATCATCAAGCCACAACCATCTGGGATGTCGCTTTTCTTGAGCATGCCTTCAGGAACTGCAAAAACAACGCCGCCTGCGTAGTTGAAGTATTTGGTGTATTTGCCTGCTGTAACGTCAGCCCGGAAATCACTTACGCTGACTTTGACCTCATAGACGACAGGGCAGAACTTGCTGTAGCTGTGAGCAATCGAGTAGACATCAGGTCGGCACGTTCCGGCGGGCCCTAGCTGCATGTCCTCCCAGCAGATGCGCGCTGTGTTCTGGCGCAAATGCTCTGCAAGGTCATGAGCAAGCTCGTTATGGCCCCATTTTTTTGTTGTCATTGTTCGGCTCCAAACCGCCCGTTAAGGCGGCCAGTTTTGACGACGAACTCCAGGAGGCTAACTCCAAGAGGTGCAATTTGCTGGTGGTGTTTCTTGATGATGGACTTAACAGTTGTGTCCCAGTTAGGCTTTGGCTTTTTGCGCATAGCCTGTTTGATTTCCTCCGTACAACGACGGCAGGCAGCGCGGATGGCGTTTTCGTCGGATGGTGTCATGCGGCCTCCGTCTTCACAACGTCGATGGCGCAGCCGGGGATCAGCTCAACGGAAGCGGTGGCGCACTGGTTTCCCCAGTGGCTCCAGCCTGGCGCTGCGCTGCGACTGAAAAGCTCAATCCTAGGCACGTCGCCATAGAGCAACTCCAGACGGTGGCGAACTTCCCAAGGTTTCTCGCTGTGCGCCCCGAGCGGGCTGTAGACCACCTGCTTAATGCCGGCATGCTTGCGTTCCAGCCCGGCGCCGCGGGTGGCGATCAGCACGTCTTCCGTGTTGGCGCGAGTGTGGTTGCCGCCGTTCATGCGCGTCTCGGCATTCAGCAGGTCGAGGAAGTCGTAAAAATTGGCGACGTCTCCCTCTGCCAGAGCCTTGGTAATGCGCAACTCGGCCAGCTGATTCAACTTCACCCATGTGAAGCCTTTCATCGTGCGTACCGTAAAGCCCCAGGCCTCGGCCAGCTCTATCGCCTCCTGGTTGTGGGTGCCGGTGTACCACATCGCCAGCACAGCGTTATCCGCGGCGAGTTCCCATACAGGGAGCCGTTTCATATCGAGCAGACTCATGGTGGGGTAGTGATCGACGGCGGCGCCGTTGCTGATCGTGTTCCCGTAAGACCAGGCAGGGTCGGCATAGATAAGTGAGTAGTGGTTCATAGGACTGACTCCATCTCATCGATATAGAGGCCAGAAGCGATTAGCCGGCGCCGCCGGGCCGCTTTATCAATGCATTTCTGGCGGTTACCAGAAGCGGCCTGAGCTATCGAGCGTTTAGTGAACAGGCGCGTTTTGCCTTGCGGGGTAATCACCTTTGGCCTTGTAATGAGGTCAAAGGTGCGATCGCAGATTCCATCCTCGTTAAGCCAGGTTTCTGATGCGACCAACTGAGCAATACGGCCTTCTCCCCTGGTTATGCTGTTCGCAACGCGGTTAAATTCGATAAGCGACACGCCAAACTTCTCCGCTATTTCGCTGCCGGTTACCGGGCGGCCTCGCGTCTGAATCATCCAGATCACGCGTTCGCGGAGGCCGGAGAATTTCCCGACTTTTCCGGGCCTGCGGTAAAATGGAGTGCGTTTCATTTCCACTGCTCCCCGTAGGTAAAGCCGATCTCTGCCAGCGATTCGTCCATCTTGCTGATGAACTCCGGTACCATTTCGTTGAAGTCGGACATGTATTTGTCGTCGCGCTCAACAACCACGTGATGAATGCCTTCTCGCTTCATGCGAGGGTCATAATTCGCGAAATACCAGGCCTCCTTGCCGGTTACCCACATGCTGAATTGCACCTGGGCCATATAGGCGGATTTGATAGCCTCAAAGCCGCCAAGCCGGAATTTCATGAAGTCGCGAGAGGTGAAAGGGCACTTCAGCTCAAGGCCGCGGCCATCACTACACAGGCCGTCAGGTGAGCAGGCGGTACGCATGCCTTCGTCGCGGAACAGGATCGGAGACTCCGTGACTTTCACGTCAGTGGTGAACTCAAAAAGAGTGCGGGCGTCTTCCTCGTACTGCTTACCCCAGGCCAGCGCCTTGGCGTTTATCTCTGGCGCGACGCCGGTGCATACCTCGGCGAGTAGGGTGTGGAAGTAGGACATTTTCATGTCTGTCCACTTCTTCCCAGATCTTGGCTTGGCGATGACGTTATGCACTTCGGAGGCAGTGATGACGCCGAGGCGCAGCTTATGCCACGCCTCATCGCCCTGTTCTATGGTGGTCACGTCAATGCCGGTACGCGCCAGGATGGTTTCTGGTGTCATGCTGCTGCCTTCTGTCTGAGGAACCCTAGAGCCTTAACGCCTTCCGGTTCTGTCAGGTCGGCTGGCTGAGTGATAGGGCGTTTGAAAATGCGTGAGCAGAGAGGGAGAAGATCTGCGTCCCATGTCTTATCCAAAGAGACAAGCAGGTCGTTAATCTCTTTCTGCGTGGCTTCGCTAAGCGGCGTTATATCGCGCTCAGGCTGGCGCTCGGCTGCAAAGTTGATACCTTCTTCGCCCTCGGTGTTAACGTGGTCGATGGCAGCGTCTAAGCGTTCACGCCGCGGCCAGTACTTTGCAGCCTGTTTCACGACCGTCTTAAGGATCATCTGCTCTTCGTCAGTGACCCATGGACACTTCTTGCTGTTGTCAGATTTATACTTTTTCCACGCTTCAGACCGGTCACGGATTGCGTAGATAGCGTCGATACGCATCGTATGAGTGAGGTAATCATCGTCGTCAGTTTTTACCGTTACATACGCGCCTACGATGTCCCCACGCTGCTCTTCGGTATCAAAGTCGTTGTAGATGTGAGCTGGTGGCTTATCAATTCCCTCGCGGCGGAACTGGTCGTTTCTACGAACTATGGCCGACTGGCACCACTTAATTGCGCCTGACTGCTGCGCGATATGCATCAGACCCATGTAACTGATGTCGAGGCATACGGCGCCTTTTCTCGGTACCAGGTAAGCAAGTTTTTGTGCCGGGTTGAGAGAGATACCGATCGCAGCAACGTTGATAATGGCGTTCTGCGTGCTTGTCTGGTTCTGGAAGGCGACTTTGGCGAGATAATCGTTGTTCTGGAAAAGCTGGATGGCAAACTGGCTTTCTTTCGCCCATACCATCCGTTCGTCAGTAGCCGCCTTAACGAAGAGCGGCTCTTGCTGTTTGACGAAGTCCACAAGTGTGAAACCCATCTTTAACTCCTTTAGTCATTTTCAGAAGGGGCAGGAGGTTAGTCGCCCCCATTCCTCTTCAGCGCGGGCATAGGCGCAGGCAGAGATGTACTCGTTATAGGCTTCTTCAGCCTTATCACCGATAAGGGCTAGCTGAGCCTCCTTTGGAAGAAAAAGGCTGCTCATTTGCAGAGGCTTGGCCGGGAACATGGCGATCAGTTCTTTAGCCCGGTCGTCGATCCACTTCTCTTTCTCGTCGTCGAGTTGCTGTTCAACCCAGCGCCGATCTTCGATTCGGTCGTAAGTGAGGTATGTGTTCATGACTGAACTCCTGAAATTTGGATGTGCAGATCCCGCCCGCAGAAAGCCAGGCCGATCGGTTGAACAGGGTGGTTGGTATCAGTGAACCATTGGCTCGCCGCGCTCATTCAGCAGCACAACGACGGAATCACTTTTGATGATGGTTTTTTCGAAGATGTTGAAGGCGTACAGGCCTTTCTCAACGTTCGCAGAGGCGCGATAAGTTTTGCCGTGGTGTTGCAGCATTGTGCCCGGTAAAACCTCGCTACGTGGCACTGATGCGGTGCCGTAGTGCATTCCAATCATACCTTCACCTCTACCTGTACCAGGAGGCCAGCCATATGCATCTGCCAGCGGTTAAGCGTCAGCTTTTCACGCGGTGCCGATACGGACGTCAGCTGCCACTCGTTATCGTTGAGCTTTTTGGCGGTGTACTTCTTTCCGTTATGGGTGACTGTCATGATGCCTCCCGCTTTTCTTTGATGTCGGCGCGGAGGTGAATCTCTTTCCCATCAGCTGTCGGGAATATCAGGATGTCATCGCGAACCGCGAGAAGATGGGCCACTGCAAATAGCGCCTCGTCTGTGACATCAAATTTCTCACCGGTGAACTCGCGAACACCGGGCGCCAATTTGCTCGGCTTTGAACGACCCGCGAAAATTCGCTTCGTCAGGCCTGTAAAACCTACTGTGATTGGGTTGCTCATAAATCCTCTTGGCCTTATCGCGGCGAACGGAACGGTTAATACAAGACTTCTGCGCATTTATTCAGTGTTTCATTGGGCGGTGGATGGCCGCCGGTTGTCATAAATGGGCAGACTCGAAAATCTGCCTATGTATGGCCGATAAAAAACCCGCCGGAGCGGGTTAATCTTCTTTTTCTCTTTCAACCGCGTCGGCTAATGACTGATCAACTTCAATGGTCTGCATGAAACATTCGTCATCAACGTCTTCGTATTGCTCCCTGAAGCTATCGGCGAGAGTGGAAACTGGATTCCATCTCATACCGCCAGCTGCATGCTCCGCGTCACCATCTGATCCACAATCCCAAGTGGAACCATCAGGTTCTCGCTCTAAAAAACCGACACACTCTGTCTTCTGTGGATTCCAGACCAGAACAACTTTTGCCATCGCTTTACCCTCTGTCGTTACCCGCTGATGCGGGAGAAATGCTTTGGTCGGTGTGGTGGACTGGCACTGAGTCGCCACTCTCACTTACTTCCTGACGCCCTGTTTTCTGTATTGGCAAACAACTATCTGCCCAGCCGGTTTTCAGGTCTTATCACACTGCTAGCGTTGCACCTCGCTTGAGGACACCGCCACCACACCCCAAAGCACTTCGCCACAACGAAAAGAGCACTACCGCGTTTTGCCATTCCATCCTGGCTTTTGGTACTGCAATGGCTGCGAGATTATTTTTTGCATGCCAGCGCTCTTTTCGTTGTGAGCCGTCTCTCCGGCTGTCACCCTTGGCGTTTCATCCAGTTGCAGGCCGTAGCCACTTACCAGACGGACGCCACTCGAACTTCGTGTTGCGGGTTACACCTGTACTACGCGTCGAGTCCGCGCCCCGCAGTTAGCCTCTCATGCGGGGAAAGCTGTGTTTTTGGCAGTAGGTTGCCAGCCAGGCAGCTAAGATTTGTTCATTAAGCGCCAACTCCCTGCCAGTGTTGCCCGTTCTCACGCCGTTCTCGCTCTCGCGCGGGGATACTCTCTCACCGACCGGATCGCACCCGGTGATACAGCACTTTTTCGTGTGGGGGTCTTAACAGGTCATTGACGCTGTAAATCTGCATGTTGTTAAAAAGCAGGCGACTTGCTGTCCGCCGCTGGCTAACTTCGCTCAGCTGTCGATGTTTCGTTTCGATGAACTAACAATAGCTAAAGCGATTATTTGAGTCAATCGCCAAAACGATATTTATCATCGATAAAGCTATAATTGCATGATTGTTAAAGCGATTTTTATTGAAATTTATTTACGTGGTATGCTGATTTTTTTTGGAGGGGGATACGCATGGACCATAAAGAATGGGTTGATAAGCTCCGCTGGCTAAGCCCAGAGCAGATCGTTCAGGTTCACTTTGGACTTCAGGAGGATATCAAGAAATATTACAAGCTGAGGGGAGAGGGCGATAACCTCGCAAGGGCCGAGCATTTATGCGAACAAATGATTGCGCTATCTGAATTGGCGTTTCCGGCTTTGCGTCATGCTCATGACAAAAGGGTGGAAGAGTACGAATCGTTAACTGGAAATAAGTATCCCAGTGAATTTTATCCTCCGTCACATTATGGGTACTCTCAGTTGTCAGTCATCCTGAAAAAAAGAAAGGAGTTTCAGCGTATAGAGGATATACGTGAAAAGTTGATTAAAGAGGGTTGGAGATGCTAGCCCGGGAGCCGGGCTATGCGAAGCGCTTATAGTCGATGGACTGTCTGAGCAACACCTTCGCCATCACGTAGAACGCGTCCTCATCCTCAGGTTCGACGTACCATTTTTCGTAAATCGGGTTATCGGATATTACTGCCAGGCGGTCACGCTGCATCTGAAGACGCTTAACATGGAGGGTTTTTCCGAAGACAAAGACATACACCCCGTCACCATCAAAATGCGTAACGCCGGTATCAACGAAGATCTGATCACCAGGCGAAATAGTCCCATCCATACTGTCGCCATTCACGGTAATGACTTTAACGTGCGTAGCTGGCCGGTTGCCAAATAAAGCGCGCGCCTGTTCAGTTGTGTATTCGATGGCCCGGATAGTTTCAATGAAATCGCTGGTTACCAGTGTGCCTGGCCCAGCACTGGCTTTAACGTCGAGTACATCCACGCGATAAATCCCATTCAGTGACGGCTTAACCTGGTATAGCGCAGTTGGCTCTCTGGCGCCACCGGCAGCCATTTCCCCCTCACCAGTAGAAAGCCATTCAGGGCGAACACCAAGTACAGAGGCAATCTCAACGGTTTTTCGAGAGCCTTTAGCATTCTTTAGTAACTTATTTACGCTGGACTGAGCCATGTCGACCTCTTTAGCTAATCGACCCTGTGTATATCCAGCGTTTTCCATTGCCTGCGCTAAGCGCTCCGAGAATCCCATATTCACCTCTGTTAATGACTCCTTTAACTCTATCGCTCAAGCGATTATTTAGCAAAAAATCGCCTATGCGATTGACATTCGCTAAAGTGATAACCATAATCGCTTTAAACTGATAGCTGAGGTGATTATGAAGACCCCAACAGTAGAGAAGAACTCCGCAGTAGAGAAAGCGATCGCCATCGCTGGCAGCCAGAAAGAACTGGCAAAACGTTGCGGCAAAGCTCAGTCCACTATCTGCGACTGGCTTAACGGAAAGAAACGCATCTCCCCAGTTCACGTTCCTGAGCTGGTGAAAGCGGTTGGTGGTGAAATCCAGGCTCATGAATTCCGCCCGGATCTGCCGTCCATCTTTCCACACCCTGACAACCATGCCGCTTAACGGCGGCCTTAACAACGAAAGGGAAAGCAATGCATTCACTTGCGTATCAACAAGGTAACAAATTTTCGCCAACTGCGATGATTTACCAGAATCGCCGGGAACCTGATTCCAGGGCGTTAAACATCGATGGGATTCGTGCAGCTGTTCGCGCCTGGGCAGCTGATTGCCGCAGCCGTGAATTTGTCGCGGCGCTGATTGTTGAAGAGTGGCGGGCAACCGGCGGCACCGGTCTGGATATCCCGACTGACTCGCACCGCCAGATGCAGAAGGTATTCCGCTGGATTGATGGCGACACCGAATACGCCGCCAACAACATTCGCCAGCTGGCCCCGGCAATCATGGCCGTCCTGCCGCTGGAGTACCGCCATCGACTTCTCCCAGAGGACAGCTTCATGTCCCGCTTAGCACGACTTGAGAAGGAAACGAGTGAGGCGAAAGTGGCCGTTGCGATGAACGCCCCGCGTCACCAGAAGCTCAAGGAACTCAGTGAGGGGATCGTAGAGATGTTCCGTGTCGACCCGGACCTGACCGCGCCGCTGATGGCCATGGTCACTTCAATGCTGGGGGGTATGTGAGAACTACAGAAATGGCGAAAGCCGGTCTGCGCGAACAGAACCGACTTTCTGGTGCAAAAACGACAGTAGTTGCAGGAGGAATAATGGCAAAAAATCCACGCTATTACCATACCGCTGTACATAAAAACATAACCCGCGACCTCTTCATCCGCTCGGTTAATCCGATTGTGGCAGAGAAGATGCGCGCCATCCTGGAAGAACTGAAACGTAAGGAGAGTGGCCGTGGGTAACCTCGCAAAAGTAATACCTTTCAGACCGTCTGTAACGGTCGTGGAGCGTCAGGTGGCAGATATCGATGATGGGTATACCCGCATCGCTAACGAGCTGCTGGAAGCGGTTATGGCTGCTGATTTAACGGCTCGCCAGCTGAAGGTCGTTCTGGCGGTGATCCGCAAAACTTACGGGTTCGGGAAAAAGTTTGACCGCATTACCAATACCCAGATTGCAGCAATGACCGGCATTCACCATACGCATGTCTGCAAGGCCAAGAACGAGATGATTGCAATGAACATCATCGTTACCAACGGCCTGGCGATCGGGGTGAATAAGGTGATTTCTGACTGGAATTTTAGCATTAGCCAAAATGGCAAATCATTAGCCGAAACAGCTAATGAAACATTAGCCAAGTCAGCTAATACCCATAAGCCAACTCAGCTAAACACAAAAGAAACTATTCAAAAGAAAGAAAGAAAAGATCCCCCTAAATCCCCCCAGGGGGAAAACTCACTCGCTCAGGAAGTGATGGATTACTTCAACGAGCTAACCGGTAGTCGTTGTGCTGCGCTGGCACCTTTTGAGAAAGCTCTCTCCACGGTGAAGAGCAAAGACCAGTGCTACACAGCTGAAGAGCTGAAACTCGTTATCCGCTGGGCCCATGTGAACTGGGGTCACAGCTTCAAGCCAGAAAACCTGTGCCGTATGACCCGCTTTGATGGATACCTGTCAGACGCCCTGATATGGGCGGATGGTCAGGGAAGCAATCCGGCAGCCTGTCCGCACGAAGAGATCATCAAGCTCTGGAATGAAAAATTCCCTTCGAAGGCCGTTTCACTGCATGAGTGGAACCGCCGCCGTCCGGCCTATCGAGACCTGGAAGCTGTGTGGAACGGCAAAACCACCCAGGGCAACTGGCGAGAACTGAAGCACATGGGAATGGCCTTCGAGCTGATTAGCAAGTCTTCCCTGTTCGGCACCAGAGGCGATCAGCCATGGCTGACTCTCGACTGGATACTGAATCCGAAGAACTGGGGATCTGTCTACGAGCAGGCCATCAACGAGCACCGTGAGCGCAAGGGAGTCAAAGCATGAGCCGTTTTATTGATTTATACGTTGAGCAGGCCGTCATTGGCGGAATAATGCTTGCAGCAGGTCGCGCAGATGGCGCCGACATGGCTACCGATGCGATTGAGGGCCTGACTGAGGACCACTTCACAGCAACGCCCCATAAAGTGGCTCTGCGGTCCTATAAGCGACTCAACGAATCCGGTTCGAAGATAGACCTGCTTACGCTGACCAGCGATCTTGAGCAGCTCGGGGTGCTTGAGAGTGCGGGTGGTTTCGCTTACCTGGCTGAATGCAGCAAAAACACTCCGTCTTTCGCCAACCTTGCAGCCTACTGCGAAAAGCTTCGTGAAATGTACCTTGGTCGCCGTATGACCATGGCGTTACAGGTTGGGATCCAGAAGCTGTCCGAACCAACGACCGAGGGTATTGCTGACATCATTGGCAACATTCAGGCCGACATCTCTGGAATTGAGCACAGCGCTGACTACGGAACTGAACACATCACCACTGGCATCGACATGTCGCTGGAAACAATCCAGGCGATCATCAATGGCGACATCTGGAAATATAAAACAGAGCTCGGCATGTCGACCATCGATAGCGCTTTCGGAGGATTCAACAATACGGATTTTATCGTCGTTGGCGGGCGCCCTGGCATGGGGAAAACCATGTTTAGCACCACAGTGACAGAAACCGTAGGCCTGAAAAACAAAAAGCCGGTGCTGTTCTTCAGTCTCGAGATGCCAGTGGAACAAATCTCTGAGCGAGTCGCTTTCCACCGGGCGCGGGTAAGCAAAGAAGACCTGCTGAGCAAGGTTAGCGGAAAAATGGACGAGGCATGGGGAAAGGTTAGTCACTGCATGAAGGAGTTCATCGACTCTCCGATCTACATCAATGACAAGCCATCCCTGAGCGTTCACCAGGTGCGTGCGGAAGCGCGGCGTATGAGTAAGAAGTTGGGCGGACTGGGCGTGGTAATCGTCGATTATCTCCAGAAGATGCGGATGTCAGACCCGGAGAACATGAACCGCAGCGTAGGGGAGATCGCCACTGGCCTGAAGAACCTGGCGAAAGAATTGCGTTGCCCGGTCATCGCTCTGGCCCAGTTGAACCGAAACCTGGAGCAGCGCGCTAATAAGCGTCCCGTTGCGGCAGACCTGCGAGAGTCTGGCGTTATTGAGCAGGAGGCAGATGTGATCTTCATGGTTTACCGGGATGAGAAGTACAACGAAAACACCGAACTGAAAGGCATTACCGAAATCATCTGTGTGAAGTCCCGCCATGCGCCGGGGGCAGAAAAGACCTACCACTTCAGCAGCCGCTACTCCGGCCTGGACCCGGTAGATTTCACCTACAGCGGCCAGATGCAACAGGAGGCTGACTATGAGTGCTAAGACGATGAAAGGCAAACAGGCAATTCTGCGTTATCTCGAAACGCACCGGACCTTTACCGCGAAGGATGTGGCCACAGAGTGCGGCATGACCATCAACTGCATCACGAAGAACGCTATCGATCTGGAGCGGGCCCGGAAGATTGTCCGGATTAGCAAGGTCTGGCGAACGGTGACTTATCGCCTGGCGACGCAGGAAGAGCAGGACGGTACCGCGCGCAGCTGCACCAATGGAATATTTCAGGAGTGCCGCAACAGCGCGGCTATGAAGCGAGTATTGATGGTTTGGGGGAGGGTATGGGTATGAGCGAATGGAGTGATTATCGCTTGATGGTTAGGACCATGGCGAAGGGTAACGGTGTAACGCTCATCAGCATCGCCAGGCACTGCGGCGTATCGAACAGGAAACTTAATCAGATTCTCCAGGCGGGGCCATCCAAAGAACAGGAAGAACTCATAGCCGAAGCTCTGGGGTGCGCAGGGTGTGACCTTGCGGAAATCCACAGGCAAATGGGCGAGTTATCAGACAAGTACGGGAGGGCAGGGGTATGAAAATTTACATCGCAGGACCAATGACGGGTTACGAAAATTACAACCGTCCGATGTTTAACGCAGTAGCACAGCAGATGTTATCAGGTGGTCATGTGGCATTAAATCCGGCCACGCTCCCGGATGGTTTATCTCAGCGTGAGTATATGGACATCTGCCTGGCGATGCTTCGCTGCGCCGACGCCATTCACATGCTGCATGGGTGGCAAGAGTCGGAAGGTGCTGTCGCTGAGCATGCCATGGCTAAAAAGCTGGGAATTAAAATTTCTTACCAATTTGAAGGAGCCGCCCAATGAGCAACATCGACAAACAGGCGCTGCGTTGGAAAGCAGAGAAAGCGACGCAGGGAGAGTGGTGGTCAGACTCGTGCGGTAATGAAGGAGCATATGGTTCGGGCGAAGACTGCGTGGAAGGTTTCACATCTTATGCTGTCTACGACGAAAATAATCAAATCCTGCTGGATACACTCAACTCTACGTCGGCATGCATTCAGGAAGAATACGACGGGGAATGCCATATTGCCTGGGATGAAGTTGGGCAGCGCAATACTGAGTTCATCGCCGCAGCTAACCCAAAAACCGTGCTGGCGCTGCTGGATGATCTGGAAGCCGCAGAAAATATAACCGTCGAAATGCCAACCTTCGACGGCTATGTGCCAGACGTTGCGCGGGAACTTCAAGCAGCATTCCGTATTGCCTGCGTTGACGCTGGTATCAAAATCGCCGCCAGCAGCCCTAAAGGAGAGTGAGGATGAAACAGGGTGACATTATCGAGAGCATCCACACCGGAAACAGATTCATCATCGAATACATCTCTAACGATGGTAAAAGTTTTGTGCTGGTCTATCAAAACGATGCAGTTCAGCCGTCTCGGAGCTATTCGGACCATGATATCAGACGCAGTTTCAGGAAGGTGAACCTATGAGCGAACTAACCAAAGAATGGCTTTCGCAGAAAATCGCAGCAATGGAAGCTGCCCGCAATGAAATCCCGTTCGGCCTGGACGAAGACGACAGCAACACGCTGGCTGCTCTGCGTATCGCGCTGGCATCGCTCGAAGCGGAGCCTGTTGAAGTCACCTTTGCTATGGCGATGGATTTTCATCATGCCCTCAACGATGGCGGTATAGGTAACGATGATATCGAAGACATCATGATTGGACTTCGGGCAGCATTCGCTAATATCACCGCCCCATCAGCGCCGGTATCTGTGCCTGATGCGATGGATGACCAGGGAGGTGTTTGCTGCGAGGTTTCGTACGCGGATGGATGGAACGCCTGCCGCGCCGCCATGCTTCAGGGTGCCGAAAACGCCGAGTCGCCAACCACTATGCAGACCGCGCCAGAACTGGATTATTCACCAAAAAACGCCGAGTCGCCCACCGGCATAAATCAGGGTAAATCCGAACCTGTAACGACGGCTTACAAGTTGCCAGAAGGGTGGGTGGCGGTTCCGGTTGAGCCGACAGAAGACATGATCGTCAATGGGTTAGAATCAGAGCCTAATGAGAGCTTTAGTGACGAGAAGGTATGGGAAGCGTACGACGCTATGAGTGGGTGCCAGCAGGCGGCGCACCGCGCGAAGCTGTGCTGGGCGGCGATGATTTCGGCAGCACCAAAGCCAGATGTACGGTAATGCCTATCAATAATCACGTCGTGTGTGAGAAATTCCTTTAAACAATATTATGCTATTGAAATAAAACGATTATTTTGTAAATTGGCTTTCCCTCCGGATTTGAATTGGTACCATCATAGTGCAGTTAAATTCAAACCGGAGGGTGTTATGGTCTGTCCTGAATGTGGTTCAACCGCTATCGGAAAAGAGGTTACTCGCAGAGGGTGGAGTGGCGACTATGTTTGCCATCAATGCGGATGCAACAATGCAAAAGACGCATTTGAAAGTGAGAATAAATCGAAGGAGAAAGCGCCAACATTGAAGTTAAAAAAGAAAGCTTCACCCATTTGATTTTGTAAAATCATCCAGCCATAATCATGTCATCGGAGCCTGAACAACTCCGGTGACTTCTGCGCATTTAAGGGGACTTAAATGCGACCACAATCTGAACTCCTCACCTTGCCACAGATGCAGAAATGCACCTGCGATTTTCTGCATTCTGCGTTACCTCTCGGAGGTGGCGCATGAAGCAGAACTTTTGCATCGTTAACGACACTGTTAAACACAACCTCATTGAATACATTCGAAATCTTCCGGTAAATCCTCGCGCGCCGATGGTTGTCGAGATCAGGGAAGAGACACGCACAGACAAACAGAACCGTCTGATGTGGCCGCTTCTGAAAGATCTCTCTGTCCAAGTCGTCTGGCACGGAGAAAGGCTTGAACCGAAGGAATGGAAGGACTTGATCACTGTTCTGGTTAGCCAGATACAGGACCCGGAGAGCGAGCAGAAATCCGCGCCGGGCATCAACGGCGGCCGCGTTTATTTCGGCGTCCGCACATCCAAATCCAGCAAGCGCTACATGGTCGACGTGATCGAGGCGATTTACTGGTTCGGCACCGACCGCGGTGTGAGGTTCTCCGAAGCATCCAGTAAGCGCATCGCCTGGGCGCAAGAGTGGAGGACTTCCCATGGGTAATCCTCTCGCACGCGTCATCACAAACGAAATCTTCCGCGTTCCGACTCGCCGTCAGCGCAAGCCAGCGGTTAAGCCGTCCGACATCCCGACCCTGAAGGACTACACCGCCCGTCTGGTCGATAAGAAATGGCTGCGTCTAGCGGCTCGGAGGAATCATGCGTAAACCATCCCGCCGTAAGTGCAAAGTATGCGGTGAATACTTCGTGCCGAAATTCCACGACATCCGGATCCGCTGGTGCAGCCCGGAGCACGGCGCAATCCTCGCGATGGAAGAGCGCGAAAAGGAGAAGGTCAAGGCCGCGGCTAAGCGCATCAAAGAGCAGAAGGAAGCCGAGAAAGCAGGGCGCAAACGCCGCAAGGAGCGACTGGCAGAGCTACGGCCTGCCGGTTACTACAAGGCGCAGGCTCAGCAGGCATTCAACGCCTACATCCGCGCGCGTGATGCTGGTTTGCCATGCATCAGCTGCGGCGAGACCAATCCTCCCGATCTGCACGGCGGCCAGTGGGACTGTGGCCACTTCAAGACGGTCGGTGCTAACCCTGAGCTGCGATTTGAAGAACGCAACGCGCATAAGCAGTGCAAATCCTGCAATGCCGGGGCCGGCAAGTACACCGCCAAAGAGGCGACGGTCGCGCAGCAATACGAAGCTGGTTTGGTCGCACGTTACGGCCAGGAATACGTCGACTGGCTCAATGGTCCCCACGAAATGACCAACTACCGCCGTGAAGACTTCATCCGGATCCGGGATGAGTACCGCGCCAAGCTCAAAGCACTGAAACAGCGGGAGGCAGCATGAACTATACCGACTTCCTCCGGTACCAGGCAGAAAGCGTTAAGCGCGCCAGCATGCCGCCAGTAGCAAAGCACAACCAGACCAAAACAAACCAGCCACAGAAGGAAGCCGCATGAACAGTCAGCAACTGGAATACGTACGTCAGCAGCTCATTGTGGCGACCGCAGATCTGAGCGGTGCGACGAAAGGGCAGCTGGTAGCTTTCGCCGAGAACGCGCAGTTCACCGCGACGGCGCGCAGCCGGGGGCGTAAGAAAATCACCGACCCGGTCACCGGCCGAAAAGTTAACCCTGACGGCCCGGCGATGAGCGGCAGCCAGTCCCGCGCGAAGGGATCATCCATCGCGCTGGTGGGCCCGGTTGAGTTCGTGACCGCATCCTGGCGCCGCGCCGTGCTATCGCTGGAAGAGCATCAAAAAGCCTGGCTGCTGTGGAACTACAGCGAGAATATCCGGTTCGAGTACCAGGTGGCGATCACTCAGTGGGCGTGGGCAGAGTTCCGGGAGCAGCTCGGCGCGAAGAAGGTGGCTGGCAAGACGATGGAGCGCCTGAAGAAGCTTATCTGGCTGGCGGCGCAGGACGTTAAAGCGGAGCTGGCAGGGCGTGAGACGTACGAATATCAGGCGCTGGCAGAGCTGGCTGGCGTGGCGAAATCGACCTGGACGGAAACGTATCTGCCTCACTGGCTGGCAATGCGTAACAGCTTTAAGCGACTCGATAGCGGTGCGCTTATCTCAGTAACGCGATCGCGTTCACAACAAAAGACGACAAATTTAGATTTGAGAGGATATAAGTAATGGACCAAGAAACTCTTAAATCTATTCTTAAGTACGACGCCTTTTCTGGTTTGTTTTCATGGGCAGTGAAAAGGCAGAAGGTGGTTGTAGGAAGCGTTGCTGGAAGCAAAAATTCTCTTGGCTATGTGCAAATAAAAATTTCTGGGAAACTTTATCATGCTCATCGCCTTGCATGGCTCTACGTGTACGGATATATGCCAGAAAAAGAGATCGATCACATAAACAGAATAAGAGACGACAACAGGATTGCCAATCTTAGAGAAGCAACCAGCCAACTTAACTCTCTTAACACTGGTATCTATAAAAATAACACATCAGGTAGCAAGGGTATTTATTATAACAAAAGAGCAAAAAAGTGGCAGGCACAGATTCTCATCGATGGAAAACGGGAGTATTTAGGTCTCTATGATGATTTAAAAAGAGCCGATATAGCATTTAGACTTGCTAATCACTTCAGACTTGCAAAACCGAACTGAAACGCATATATTTCATGTAAATCTGATATCGTCGCCATAGCTTTGATTGTCGACACAAAGAATTCAAGCAAGCCCGAGGTTAACGCCTTGGGCTTTTTATTTGCCTGTAGCTCAGAGGAAAGAGCAACCGCCTTCTAAGCGGTTGGTCGCTGGTTCGAATCCAGCCAGGCGAGCCATCAGCAAAACAAGTCGTCATCGCGGCGGCTTTATCTTGCATCAGGTGCATAACTGAATTCGCGAATACGTTATGCCGTCCGCTCCACGAAACGGAGTGCACAACAGGAAAGAGCATTTGTAGGGTTCGACTCCCTGCCATGGGGTTGCGCCACATGATGCGAGTCATGAGTGCTCTGTCCGTTGTGGTGAATGTCCTGATGGCGTCGTAAAGCGATAGCCGTGAATGCCGGATAGCAGCGCCGGCCACCACAAACCAAACCCACTACCTGGGACCCTTCGGCCAGAGAGCCGACACTGCCTTACCCTCATCTTCCTGGCTTGTCGCCAGGTTTTTTATTCCAGGCCCCGGGAACCATCCTCGACATGCCTTCTTGTTAAATCGTCCCGAGGGCCTGAACCAACTACACACGGAATAAATATGTCTGAGACCTTCACTATCGTAGGCGTTGGTCTTACATCGTCATCAGTCGGTGTAACCTTTGCCACGCTGTTTCCGGAGGCGACTCCAGCAGTGATGCTCGGGTCACTTGCAGGAACGGCGTTATACGTTCTGACCTCAGACCCCCATCAACTCTGGAAGCAGGCTATCTTTGCGCTGATATCGTTTATCAGTGGCGTGTTCTTCTCCGTACCCATGGCGAAAATCATGGCCGGAATCATCAACACGCCGTTAAGCCTGATGAAGCCACCGGCCAGCATTGAGGTATCGCCAGCTGTCGGTGCAATTGTCACTGCTTCCATTTCCGTGGCAGTCCTGCTGCGTATTCTCCGCAAATCCAAAAGCGGGAAGATGCCGGGGCTGGGGGAGGAAGATAAATGACATGGCAGCTTCTTCTGATGGATGCAAACGCCATAGTTTGCCTGTTAATCATGGTCAGGCTGATGTTTTTCCGGAAAGAGGGAAAGCGTCATCGCCTTAGTGTCGCGGTGCTGGCCTACCTGGTCATCCTTGCCGCCGGATTCAACGCCTTCAACATTCTGCTCGGCCACTACGTACAGGTTAACCTCGGCGACCTGCTGCTGAACTCCGTCATCTGCATGGCGGTGTGGCTGGCGCGCGGGAACCTGGCGAAGGTCGTCATTACGGAATAGCCATGACCAAAGACGATATCTTTAACACCATTCTCGGCAAAGAGGGCGGTTATGTTGATCACCCGAATGATAAGGGCGGACCAACGAACTGGGGAATTACTCAGGCAACTGCCCGCGCGCATGGTTATACCGGGGATATGCGAAACCTTACACGTGAGCAGGCTCTGGCGATCCTTGAGTCTGATTACTGGTATGGCCCACGCTTTGATCAGGTGGCAGAAGTATCCCCTTCCATTGCCACCGAACTTTGCGATACCGGTGTGAACATGGGGCCATCAGTGCCGGTTAAATGGTTCCAGCGCTGGCTGAGCGTGTTCAACACTCAAGGCAAACTCTACCCAGACCTGATTACAGATGGGGTTATTGGCCCCCGAACTATCAGCGCATTGAAAAGCTATCTTGCTCGACGTGGAGATGAGGGAGAAATCGTATTGCTTCGCGCACTGAACTGTAGCCAGGGTCAGCGTTATCTTGAGCTGGCAGAACAGCGGCCGGCTAACGAGTCATTCGTTTATGGCTGGATGCGCGAGCGGGTGAGCCTATGATGACACTCAAATCTGTACTGGCGGCAATCGGAGTTGCGATCCTGATGGTGCTTGGTGCGTTTGGTGTGGGCCGTTTTCGCGGGCGTGAACAGGCTGAAGAAAAAGCAGGCCGGCAGCGCATAGAAGAAAAGGCCGCAGCCATTGAGTCAGTAGCCGAACGCCGTGTAGAAGCAACAAAAGAGGCCAGCAATGTACAGCAGAATGTTAACCGCATGCCTGATGACAATGTTGATCGCGAGCTGCGTGACACGTGGAAGCGTCCCGGTGGTGGTTGATACAGCCTGTGACTGGGTAAAGCCAATCTACCTGACTGATCACGACATTGATGTTCTTGACCGCCAGACGAAGCGCGACATCCTGGCGCATAACAAAGCGTGGCAGGCGAACTGCCAGAAAACAAAAGAATCGGGGGCAAAGTGACGAAAACCAACCAGTGCAGTGAAGGTTTCGACAACCCATCCAGGTTCCGCGAGGAGTGGGATAAGCAGACCCAGGGGAAATAGAGCCTCATCCCTGAGGTTCTGACACAGTCTCTCCTCTGGGCTTTAACCGTAGCAGAATCACAGAGCCTCGCATCGGCGGGGCTTTTTTGTATCCGCATTTCACCGCGCACCGCAGCGCATTCAAACCACGTCGAACCAAACCCTTTGAAAAGAGCCTTTGAGGAAGTCAGTTAGTGCTGGCGAGCCTCGACGGGCTGATTTCCTATGCGGCAAAGGTTCATCTCAAAGAAAGGTACACGCTATGAATAATCCGTCAGTTATTCCGGCCTTCGACTTCCGCGAAATGGTTTTGCCATCCAACGGAAAGGTCATCACGACGTCCATGAAGATCGCCCGCTATTTCGGAAAGGCGCATAAAAACGTTCTTCGCACTATCAAGCGGCTGGAGTCAGATTGCTCCCCTGATTTTAACCGGCTCAATTTTGAGCCCGTTGAATACCTCGATAAGAAAGGCGAAATGCGCCTGATGTACAACATCACGAAAGATGGCTGGATGATGCTTGTAATGGGTTTCACCGGGAAGATGGCGACCGCGATTAAAGAGCAATACATCGCCGCCTTTAACTGGATGGCCGAGCAGCTAAACCGACGCATGGCCATGGGTGAAGAAATGCAGCACCGCTACGCCATCAAAGAAACGCGCTCAAAGCTGAAAGGCACGATCGGAAGCCGTTTGATGAACGAGCGGAAGAAAGAGAAGCGCGTTCTGGAGCTCGAGCATGAGCACATCATGCAGGTAACGCAGCCAGAATTGCTGATTGGCTGATCGACATTACAGAAGCTCTTCACTGAGGGGCTTCGATAATGATCTGTGTAACCCCGCAAGGATGGTGATCACATCTTGCTGACGGGTAAGCCGTAAGTGGCTAAGCACTTCTGAGAAGCAGGGCAACAGCTGCGACAAGGCAAAGAGGTAATCATGTCCGACATCTACCAAATCACGCTAACCACCCAAACAGGCGAAACCTTCACAGGCAAGATGTCACGACGTCAGCCTGAGTTGGTTAACGGCTTTGTACCGCTGGCGAACGAGACGGGCGAGTGGTTGTACTTTGCTCCAGCGGATGTGAAACGCGTGCAGTTCACGCCAGTGCAGGCAGAGCAGACCGAGCAGCCAGAAGAACAAGCAACGGAGTAACTCATGAGCAAAACAGTAACATTCACCTCAAAAGTATCTCTTCGTCCATACATGAAGCCGATCCTGGTGCTGTCAGCCTTACTTCGCTGGGACTGGTTGACTAACAAGTGCTTCAAAATCGAAACCGTTACCAGCGACACGGTGCAGCTTTAAGGCGGAGTAACCCATGGTTAACGATGACGAGCGCAGGCCATATCCGCCAGTTAACTTCATCACCTCCGACAACTGGCAGCCATACACCAGGCTAATACCTGCCAATGAAGTGCATGAGTGGGTAAGCCGCCAAATCCTCAGTGATACCGGAAGCATCCACAACCCTGACCATGAGCACCTGCTTGAAGCTAACCTCTGCTTTATGTGGGCGTCTGACTCTTTCGCGAAGAAAGGACGGTATGTCCTCGGTCAGGCCGAGCAGGTAATGCTGCGCGCCGGTGGTTGGCAGAAAGCCAGAATGGAACAGCAGATGCATGAATGGTTCGGGCGAATACCGAAGTTCATCATCACGCTGGCGGCTGATTACTGCTCACAATGCAGTGACCTCGAATTCTGCGCACTGGTAGAGCATGAGCTTTACCACATTGCCCAGGCCACCGATGATTTCGGCGCACCTAAGTTCAACAAAGAGACCGGACAGCCAGTGCTAACACTGCGCGGCCACGACGTCGAAGAATTCACTGGTGTCGTACGTCGATACGGTGCCAGCAAAGAAGTGCAGGAGCTCGTTGATGCTGCCAATGCGCCAGCAGAAGTGGCTCACATCGATATAGCCAGGTCATGCGGGACGTGCATGTTAAAGCTGGCGTAACAATATGACTGATTATGACAGGCAGGTAATCCATGGCGACACTGAAAGGTGAGGTCAAAGCCTTCATCGTTCAGTCCCTTGCCTGCTTCGATACTCCATCCCAGGTGGTTGAGCTGGTCAAAAAGGAATTTGGCCTGAGCATCACTCGTCAGCAGGTCGAATCCCACGACCCGACGAAAGCAAACGGCAGGGGGCTGGCGCAGAAGTGGGTTGAGCTATTCCACGAAACGCGTAAGCGCTTCCAGACCGAATTAAGCGACATTCCGATCGCCAACAAAGCATATCGTCTCCGCGCGCTAGACCGGATGATGACAAAGGCCGAGAGCATGCGAAATATGGCGCTGGCTGCCTCGCTGATGGAGCAGGCCGCCAAAGAGTGCGGGGATGCTTACAGCAACAAACAGAAGGTCGAGCACACCAGCCCGGACGGAACCATGACTCCGCGGCCGACCATCATCCAGCTACTCCCTGTTGAGCCGAAAGCATGAGTGAAGCCGTTCAACTGCCGATCCCCGCAAAGCTTGCACCATTGTTCACTGCTGTGAATAAGCGTTACCGGTGCTCGCATGGTGGGCGTGGCAGCGCCAAGACGCGCACATTCGCGCTGATGACTGCCGTAAAGGCTTATCAGTCGATGATGAACGGTGAGAGCGGCGTAGTGCTCTGCGCGCGTGAGTTCATGAACTCGCTGGAAGAGTCGAGCATGCAGGAGGTGAAACAGGCGATCCTGTCTGTTCCCTGGCTAGCCGCCAACTTTGATATCGGCGAGAAGTACATCCGCACTATCGACAAGAGCGTTAACTATGTCTTTTGCGGTCTGCGGCACAACCTCGACAGCATCAAGTCGAAAGCGCGCATCCTGCTGTGCTGGGTCGATGAGGCTGAATCAGTCAGCGAAATAGCATGGCAGAAGCTGAGCCCGACCGTTCGTGAGGAAGGTTCAGAGATTTGGGTGACGTGGAACCCCGAGCGAGACGGCAGCGCAACGGATAAACGTTTCCGCAAAGAAGCCGGCGACGACTGCATAACCGTTGAGATGAACTATACGGATAACCCGTGGTTCCCTGATGTGCTGGAAGGCGAGCGACAGAACGATCAGCGCCGCCTTGACCCTGCAACATACGCATGGGTGTGGGAAGGGGCTTATCTTGAAAACTCCGATAAGCAGGTACTGGCCGGTAAATACCGGATTGCTGAGTTCTCGGATAACCTCTGGAAAGAAGCGGAGCGTTTGTTCTTCGGTGCGGACTTCGGTTTCGCCAAAGACCCGAACACGCTGACTCGCTCGTTCATCCTGCACAACCGGCTGTATATCGAGTACGAGGCATATGGTCAGCAAACTGAACTCGACCACATGCCAGAGTTGTACGACACAATCCCCGGATCTCGTGACTGGCCCATCAAGGCCGACTCCGCTCGACCCGAGACGATCAGCTATCTCAAGCGGCAGGGCTTCAACATCTCAGCCGCTGAGAAATGGCAAGGAAGCGTTGAGGACGGGATCGCACACCTTCGCGGATTCGACGAAATCATTATCCACCCCCGCTGCAAGAACGTGGCGCGTGAGGCCCGTATGTGGTCGTACAAAACAGACCGCATCACCGGTGAGGTGTTGCCGAAGCTCGCCGATGGCTATGAGCACTGCTGGGACGGTATTCGCTACAGCCTCGACGGACACATTAAGCGTAAGGGCCAAATGGCCGGGATGATGATTCCGAAACGCCTTCGCTAACTAAACGGACAAACCATGACTGACAAATTAACTCTCGCCGTCAACCATGCGTTGAACGATGCGCGGATGGCGCGCGCCCGTATGGGGCTGATGGCACCGACGATGGGGCTGGACAATAAGCGCCATTCAGCATGGTGCGAGTATGGCTTCCCTGAGCAGGTCACCTACGAAAACCTTTACTCCCTGTACCGGCGAGGCGGTATTGCCCACGGTGCAGTTGAGAAGCTGGTGGGCAAGTGCTGGCAGACTAACCCGGAAATCATCGAGGGTGACGATGCAGACGAGAGCGAAAACGAAACCGCCTGGGAAAAGAAGTCAAAGCAGGTATTCAACAACCGGTTCTGGCGCTCATTTGCCGAGGCGGATCGTCGTCGCCTTGTCGGTCGTTATGCAGGCATCCTTCTGCACGTCCGCGATGAAAAAGACTGGAACCTTCCGGTTGCCAAAGGACGAGGGTTGCAGAAGGTTTCCGTGGCATGGGCAGGATCGCTAACGGTGAGCGAGTGGGACGCTGGGCTGAACTCGAAGACTTACGGTCAGCCGAAAATGTGGCAGTACGCAGAACGCTTGCCGAATGGTTCAACTCGCCGCGTCAATATCCACCCCGATCGCGTTTTCATCCTTGGTGATTACTCAGACGATGCTATTGGCTTCCTTGAGCCAGCTTATAACGCCTTTGTGAGCCTGGAGAAGGTAGAGGGCGGGTCTGGTGAGTCATTCCTGAAGAACGCCGCTCGCCAGTTAGCACTTAGTTTCGACAAGGAAATCGACTTTGGCAGCATTGCATCTATGTACGGCGTTGAAGTAGATGAGTTGCAGGATAAATTTAATGACGCTGCACGCGAGATGAATCGCGGCAATGATGTGCTGCTTTCTCTCCAGGGGGCCAGCGTAACCTCCCTTGTTTCTCCGGTTTCTGATCCGTCTCCAACCTATAACGTAAACCTGCAAACCGCTGCCGCCGGAGTTGATATTCCTACGCGTATTCTGGTTGGTAACCAGCAGGCTGAGCGGTCCAGCACTGAAGACCAGAAATACTTTAATGCTCGCTGTCAGTCGCGCCGAGTAGACCTCGCTTTCGAGATAGAGGACTTCTGCGACAAGCTTATTGACTTGCAGATCGTCGATTCAGTCAGCCAGAAAGCAGTTATCTGGGATGACCTGAACGAACAGACCGGTACTGAGAAGCTCACCAACGCCAAGACTATGGGCGAGATTAACCAGACCATGCAGGGCAGCGGCGATGAACCAGCGTTCACCCGTGAAGAGATTCGGACGGCTGCGGGCTATGACAATGACAATGACGACGAAGAGCCTTTAGGAGAAGAGGATGGCGACGAAGAAGACGAAGCCACCAATTCTACCGCGTAACTATCAGGATCCGACCGGGGCCGATGCGCTGGAACGCCGGGCAATGAAAGACTTCGCCAGGCGCATGAATAAGATTGGCAAGGCGTACAAATCAGCACTCGACAAAATACCTTCCTCCCTCGCAGTAAACGCCAGATACGAATACCAGTTAAACCCAACGCTACTCTCTATCATCCTGAACGATGCCAGTTACCTGGTTGATCAGGTGCTGCTTGAAGGTGGCGATTACGACCTGTGGTTTTACGAGTACATCGATCTGGCTTCGGAGAAAGGGACCGGACAGTCGTTCTACAACCTCAGCCAGCAGTCGCCGGTGTACGCCGCTGGTCGTGAGTCGTTAGCGTCCATCCTCGCAAGCGACCCGTATCAGCAACGCATGGCGCTGGTGCATGCGCGTGTGTTTGAGGAAATGAAGGGGCTGACAGCTGACGTTAAGCGCGACATGGCGCGCGTACTGACTGATGGGGTGGGCCGTGGTCTCAATCCGCTGGACATTGCCCGCAACCTGACGGTCCAGACCGGCATCGAGAAGCGCCGCGCGAACAGAATAGCGCGTACAGAAGTGACCACCGCGCTGCGCAGGGCTAAGTGGGATGAAGACCAGGAGGCGAATGACCTTTACGGCCTTAAAACGCTTCTGGTTCACATCTCGGCTCTGTCACCGACAACCCGACATACCCACGCAGTGCGCCATGCCCACCTCTACACCAACGAAGAGGTGCGTGACTGGTACAGCAAGGATGGCAACTCCATCAACTGCAAATGCAGCCAGCAGTCGGTACTGGTGGATGCGGACGGGAACCCGGAATACCCGGACACCATCACGAAACTCAAACAGGAATATAAATCGATGCAGGCGCGCGGTTACGCCTGGGCGGAGAAATAACCTATGAAATTCCAGGTAAACCACGAAGCAAAGCGTCCAATCCCGGCACCGCAAAATGGTGAGCATATTCAGGTCAACATCACCACGAAGGTGAACAGCCAGTCTATCCGGCGCGAAACACATAACGGTCGTGAGCATCTGGTGCTGCCGAGCTATACGCTGCCGGCGAACGTCGTCATGAATGGCGGGCTGTACACAGAAGATGAAATCAACGCCCACTATCAGGGGCTGGAAGGCACGCTCGCGCCGCTGGGTCATCCACAGGTTAACGGTCAGTTCGTGTCGGCCTTCTCTCCTGAAGGTCTTAACGTCGGCTACGTAGGCGCGTGGAACCGTAACGTTAAGAAGTCCGGTAACCGTATCTACCTCGAAAAGTGGGTGGATGTGGCTCGAGCTGAAGAGTCGGAGGGCGGTCGAGAACTACTTGAGCGCGTCGCAGCTATTGAGCGTGGCGATGACGTTCCGCCCATTCATACCAGTGTCGCCGCTTTCCTCGACCAGCTTGAGCCTAACGAACAACAGAGAGCTACGGGCGCCGAGTGGGTGGCGAAGATTCACAGCATGGACCATGACGCCATTCTGCTGCATGAGGTTGGCGCGGCGACACCAGAGCAGGGCGTTGGCCTGATGGTTAACGCTGATCTGGCGCAGCCGCTTAAGGCGAACTCAGGCGCGCTGGTTGGCGAATCCTACCGGGAGCGCGAGCAGCGTCTCGATCGCGCAGCCAAAGCGAAGTTTGCGGCGGGCGCGGATGAATACGCATGGGTTGCTGATTTCACTGACTCGCAAGCTGTAATCATCCGCAACGGCGGCAGCGCTGAGGTGTTTGGCTACAAGTCTGAGGGCGGCGTAATCACCTTCGACGATACCGGCACCGCAGTAGCGCGCCAGGAGTCGTGGGTCGCAGTCGTCGCTAACAAATTCAAAGCTCTATTCACACCGCAGGAACAGCCTGCACCAAACCACAAAACGGAGGGCGACATGCCTTTAACCAAAGAAGAACTGGAACAAATCGGCAGCATGATCGGCCAGGCTGTTGCGACCAATACAGAAGCTGCTATTAAGCCTCTCGCGGAAAAGGTTGATGCGCTACATGCCAACCAGAAGCAACTCGCTGACACCCTGACCGCCAATTCACGCGCTGAAGAGAAAGCCAAGCGTGATGCGGTTGCTAAGGTCCATGGCGACATCGTGGCCAACGCGCTTTCTGGCGATGCCCTGGACGCAATGTTCAAGTCGCTGGGCGAAGCTGCTCCTCTGGGCACCAACAATGCTCAACAGCACAAAGAAACCGGCGCACCTGCCGCAGACGAACACTTCAAGTAAGGAGCCGGAATAATGCCACGTTATCGTCGCGTTAATATCGACGGTCAGTCTCTGTACAAGACCGAAACCCGCACTACGGCCGCCGCACTGCTTCCGGGCACCGCCGCAATCATCAACTCATCCGATAAATTCGCTCAGGCCACCGCGCTAGCCGGCCGCCTGTACATCATCGATGTCGGTTATCACCAGGGCCTGACCATCACAGAGGCAATTCCTGCTGGTGATTCTGCTGTCGGCAATTACGTCGAAGAAGGGCGTGAGCTGGCGCTGCTGTGCGTGCCTGGGGCGTACAAGAAAGACAGCCCGATCAAACTGGGTACGGCTGGTCAGTTTACCCTGGCAACCGATGACACTGATTCAGTGATCGGCTACAGCCAGGATGAACACACCATCGCAGCCAGCACCACCGACTTCATTCGCGTGCGCATGCGCGTTGGCACTGTCGCCGCAGCTGGCGCGTAACAAAAGGACAAAAACATATGTACTTCTCAAAAGAGACGCTGGCGACTAACTCCCGCCTTGGCGGGCACTGGAGTGAGCTGTGGGCAAACCGCAACATGTGGAACCTACAGAACGATTCCATCATTGCAGCTAACCGCGCGATGATGACCGCTGACATGCTGGCTTGTAACGCAGTGGGCGGTTTTTCCCGTGACTTCTGGGCTGAGATTGACAACCAGGTGCTGCAACTGCGGGATCAGGAAGTTGGCATGGAAATCGTGAACGACCTGATCGGCGTTCAGACGGTGCTGCCGGTCGGTAAAACCGCCAAGCTGTATAACGTGGTTGGCGACATCGCTGATGACGTGTCAGTAAGCATCGATGGCCAGGCGCCGTTCTCCTTCGACCACACTGACTACGCGAGCGACGGTGACCCGATTCCGGTGTTCACTGCTGGCTACGGTGTTAACTGGCGTCATGCTGCTGGCCTTAACTCTGTAGGCATTGATCTGGTGCTGGATTCGCAGATGGCGAAGATGCGCAAGTTCAACCAGAAGCGCGTTAACTACTACCTCAACGGCGATTCAAAAATTCAGGTTCAGTCCTATCCTGCGCAGGGTATTAAGAACCACCGAAACACCAAGAAGATCAACCTCGGTTCCGGTGCTGGTGGCGCGAATATCGACCTTACTACTGCCGACATGACAGCGCTCTTTGCGTTCTTCGGTAAAGGCGCATTCGGTACCACCGCACGCACGAACAAAGTCGCCGCATACGATGTGATGTGGGTTTCCCCGGAAATCTGGGCAAACCTGGCGCAGCCGTACGTGGTGAATGGCGTTGTAAGCGGCACTGTATTGCAGGCGGTTCTGCCGTTCGCGCCGGTGAAAGAAATCCGCATGAGCTTCGCGCTGACCGGTAACGAGTTTATCGCGTACGTTCGTCGTCGTGACGTAATCTCCCCACTGGTGGGTATGGCTGTCGGGGTTGTTCCGCTGCCGCGTCCACTGCCAAACGTTAACTACAACTTCCAGATCATGTCTGCTGAAGGTCTGCAAATCACCGCAGACGATCAGGGCCTGTCTGGCGTTGTCTACGGCGCTGACCTGGCGTAAGGAAACAGCATGGCTAAATACGAAGTTGTGCGCCCATGGTTCGGCGTGAAGATTGGCGACGTGGTGGAGTTGAAAGATCTTCACCCGGCGCTGAGGTCTAACGTCCGTCTGATGAAAGGTGAGGCTGGTGGTGAGCTGAAACCTGCAACACCTGATGCCGGTACCGGTGAAAAATCTCGCAAAGAGATCATTCAGGAGCGCCTGACCCAGCTGGGCATTGAGTTCAAAGGCAATCTGGGCGCTGAAAAGCTCAGTGAGCTGTTACCGGATGGCGAACTCGAAAAGCTTTTCCCTGCTGAATAACAGCCGCCGCTAAGGCGGTTTTTTTATGCCCCGCTCAGGCGGGGTATTTCACGGAGTCGATAATGGTCACTCTCGAACAGGCAAAGGAGTATCTGGAGAGCCAGGGAATTACCATTCCCGATTTTGTTCTTCAGGCTCTCGTCGACCAGGCCAACAGCATTCAGGAGTGTCTTGATGCGCATTATCCTGCATCGACCGCGCTGCTGATTCAGCTCTATCTGCTGGCGCTTATGGGGCTCGGGCAGGGGGATAAATACATCTCCAGCCAGACGGCGCCAAGCGGAGCATCCCGGTCCTTTCGTTACCAGTCATTCTCTGACCGATGGAAGGCATCAGTAAACCTGCTGCGCAGTCTTGATAAATATGGGTGCGCCAGCGCGCTGATTCCTGCCGATCCAACTGCTGCCCCAGCATTCGCCGGCATCTGGATTGGCAAAGGTGGCTGTATGTGTGGTGGCAACAAATGAAATGGATATCCGTCAAAGAGCGCCATCCGCGGTCATTCGTCCGTGTCTGGGTGATGACCGACACCGGGCGGGAGACTACCGGCTACGTGAAACCGGACGGGGAGTGGTTCATCAACTGCCCGCGTATCCGGGCGACTGGCGCGAAGGTGCTGCGATGGAGGGATGACTGATGTCTGCAACCGCGAATTGGTCATACACGGCAACAGCGACCATCTGGCGAAAGCTGGAAGGCAATGACGAATACGGCGACCCGCTGGGCTATGCCGAACCTGAGCAAATCCTCTGTGATTACGAAGGTGGGCTCAGCAAGAAGTTAGCCAGCCTGGGATTTGAAATTGTCGTTAAGAACACCGTCTGGACAGAGTTCGCGCTGGCGGCCACGGGTGATTACCTGCTGATTGGCGTATCGACGGAAGCCGACCCGGTTGTGGCCGGTGCCGACGAGGTGCGGCAGGTTATTCGCTATGCCGACACGTTTGAGCGAGTGGCGGATGATTACGCCATCCTGACGGGAGTGTAGCCATGGGCATCAAAGTACGTGGCGTTAAGCAGTCGAAAGCCGGGCTCAACCGCATCATAAACGACGTGAAAGGGCGAAAGGTCGTCAGGGCGCTACAGTCAGCAATGATAATCGGCAGCTCCCAGGCCGCGCTTTATACGCCGATAGACACTTCAACGCTGCTTAATAGCCAGTATCGGGAGTTGATAAACAACGGCGTTCGACTGACAGGGCGAGTGGGTTACACGGCGAACTACGCTGTATTCGTTCACGACCCGAATGTTCCTCAAACCTTCCGCCGCGCCACCGCGCAGAAAGAGTTCCTCACCAAAGGCTTTGAGGATACCCGCAGCCAGATTGATGCCGTAATTCGCAAGGAGCTTTCAGTATGACACCTGCCATGTATGAGCGCGTGCGTAACTACTTCGTTGATGCCGGGCTTACCACTGGCTTCATTGTTCAGTTGCTGGCTTGGGACGACACAACGAAGTTAACCGACGCATTCATCGTGTTCCGGCCTAACGGCGGTACGGCAGTAGATCGTGATATGGCTGCTGATTATTACGTCCTGGTGGATGTTATTACCGGGAAGTCTGCTGGCGACTACGCTAAGTCAGAAACCGATGTGCAGGCCATCATCGATTATGTGAAGCAGAACCCGATGACTAATCCCTGCCTCGGGCAGATATCAAATATGGGCGGTATCCCGTCACCAGTAATGACCGCAGAAGGGCGCATGGTGTGGCGCTTACAGTTCGCCTGTCTCTTTGGCGGATAAAACCAAATCAAATCCCATAAGGTCGCCTGGAGCGGCCTTTTTTATTATCAGAAGCGAGGTAAGCAACGATGCAAGGCTGCTCCAATAACGAACAACTAATCGGTCGCGCGAAGACGCTTGAATTAGCGTATGGATGTGCTGACCAGGTGCCGGCGGAGGGCGACTGGAAATTACTTGGTCTTCCGACTTCGGCGACGTGGGATATGAGCCCGGAGGCATTAACCTCGGATGCAGATAATGGTGGATTCAGTTCAAACCTGATCGCCAGTCTTGACCCAACGTACTCAATCGAAGGCGAGGTCCGCGTCAAAGACCGTACCGATGAGTTTGGCATTCAGCAATTCGTGAAGTATATCGCTGATGAAGTTCGCGCTCGCCGTCAACCTGCGGTCTGGATGCGGTTTCACTGGGGTGATTACTTCCATATTGGCTACATGGTCCCGACTGGCGCCAGTGATGGTGGTGGTGTGAAGGAGATTGTTACCTACAGCTTTGAGTTCAAACTGGCTGACGGCAACACGTTTCAGATCACCGAAGCGGACGAAGGCATTCCGGTAACTGGCGTGACGGTTGCGCCAACGACCAGCTCTATCGCCGCCGGAGAAAGCACCACCTTCGAAGTAACGATTGCACCCGCAGATGCTGACGACAAGGTCTTCACGGTTACTTCATCTGTTCCAGCGCGCGCGACGGTGGCATTTGCTGGCAATACGGTCACCGTGTCCGCGCCTTCTGGCGCTACGGCTGGCACTGCAGTAATCACTGTGAAGACGGATGATGGCGGGTTTACCGCAACGCATACGGTAACCGTTACGGTGTAAGCAAAACAAAGGGTAGGTGTTCCTGCCCTTGATTTTGTTTATGGGGGGGGGGGGGATGACGCCTGTTAAAGAGTTTGGCGAGTGCCTGATTACGTCCGGGGATAAGGAATATTTCTTTCGCCCGTCACTGTTGGCCATGACGAGAATCGGAGAGCCGGCAGAGATTGTCCAGACGTTCTATGACCTGTGTAACGATGAGGCGACGCCTTTGCTCAGGCGTGCTGAGGAAGCCTATTTGCTTAATGGGAGTGGTCGATTTCCTGAATGTGTGCTGAATTACATAAAGAGCGGCGTGTTGGCCAGAAAGTCCATCATGGCAGCGCATGCAGTCCTGTCCGCCTGTTGTGATGATGATGTTGGTGATCTGGTTGGTTGGTTAGCTCCCGGAAAAAGTGGGAAAAGGGCTTTTCTGTGGAGGCAGGGGAGCCTTTCTCCACAGAACATGGTGGTCGTAGCTTTAAATCTCATGGTGCACGGGATAATTGGCAAGGCAAAGGTGAGAAAACTTCAGCGCCATGAGACTAGCGATACAACCAATGAATTCAGAGCATCTGAGTATATCGTTGCGGCGCGCAATCACTTCGGCATAAGCAAGGAGGAGGCGTGGCAACTCACTATGACCGAGTTTCAGCTAATGCTCATCGCTAAATACCCTGAACAGAAAGGGTATACGCGCGAAGAGTACGATCACGCAGCTGATGACTACTTCGCGCGACGCAGACGCAGGAGAGCATCGCATAAGACAGGGTAGCCCACTCAGGTGGGCTTTTTTTGCATCTCTTCCCATTCTTTTTCGGCCTGCTCCCTGGCTTTTCTTTTGAGCTCGTCCCTGAATTCATCGGTCATGATTTTTTCCGCCATAAGTTCAAGGAAGGATGGCAAGGATTCTTCGATTCGAGATTTAAGAACTCTTTCAGCATGCTCAACATAGCTGTTAGGTTCGGCAACGGTAGCGAACATGCTTTTGTCTTCATCAAGCAGATAACTCAGGTTTATCCTGAAGATTATTTCAGCATTCATTGAACGGTTATTAGCTTTCGCAGAGGCTTCAATTTTATCTTTAAGTTCAATTGGTAGCCTGATTCTCAGCTGCGGGTCTTCTCTACTCATGATGGTGTCCATCGCCTTAAAAATCACAATTAGCAAATTATGCCCCACGGTGGGGTTGACAGCAATGACGCACGGTGTGACACTTATACCGTGTCTCACGGTGGGGCATTCATGGAGAGGGTTATGGAAAAAGCAAAAGACATGTATCAGCGTAAAGTTCGATTTCCGGAGGATGTGCGTAAAGCAATTGAGCGCAGTGGTGAAGAGCAGTGCAGGCAGTTCAATACCGAATTGATTTATCAGCTGAGAAAGGCTTACGGCCTAATTGGGGTGAAAAATGCCCAACCATAAAAACGACGAAGCCCTAACTACTTGCGATAGTCAGGGCTCCTTATCGAACAAATCCAGCGAAGGAAATATCGACATGAATATTGTAGCAAAATCAGAATATAACTTCCACGGCGTAAATCTGGTGCCAGTTGCCAACCAACAGGGAGTTTGGTTCACATCTGCTGATTTAGCCGTCGCACTGAAATATAAAAGCGCGAAATCGATTACCAACCTTTTCAACCAAAACTCTGATGAGTTTTCTGACGGAATGACTCAGGTCATTGAATCAGTGACCTCAGGAAATTACCGCAAAAAAGTTCGCGTCTTCTCACTGCGCGGCGCCCACCTGATCGCCATGTTCGCTCGTACAGAGGTAGCCAAAGAATTCCGCCGATGGGTGCTGGATATTTTAGACCGCGAAGTTGAAGTCAATATGCCAGTAATTGATAGGGCTTCAATACGCGAGCAGCATGCATACAACGCTAATGCATTAGCTAAACACTATGCAGTTATGTACGAAGCCTGGAAGAATCAGATTTATCCGGCGTTACGCGCAATCGAATCACCACTCGCATCTCGCCTTTGTGACCGATTTAAAGATGGCGCCATTTTCATGATGTACGTACAGAAGGGGGCAGAAAAGCAATTAGAGGAAGGGGAAGTTGCAAGAATCTAGAAAAGAAAAACCGCCAGTGTGCTGCTGGCGGTCTACTGAAGTCTAACAACGTGTAGGAACGTATATGACTAAAATGAATGTAGCAAATCGCAGCCCTGTTGTCACTAAGATGTCAAGTCGAGAGATCGCTAAACTGACAGGTAAGCAGCATAAAGATGTGCTTCATGACTGCCGAAAAATGTTCGAATCACTCAATCTTCAATCGGCGGACTTTTCCGCCGATTACCTCGATGGTCGAGGACGCACTTATCAGGAGTACTGGCTTGATCAGGACCTGACCATGACGTTGATGATGGGTTACAGCATCCCGCTACGCCACAAGGTAGCCACCCGATGGCGTCAACTTGAATCTGGCGATGCTTTGCCAACCAAATCAGCATCGCATCTTCCTGAGTATCGCCGCGCCCGAGCGATCAAGATGGAGGTTGAGGCAATGAGCTTGGCGCTGTCGTTCATGCCAAAGCTTAGCGACGTTGCAAAGCAAACAGCTATGGCTCGTGCTGTTAATGACGCGGCCGGCATTGAGCTTCTTCCTTTGCCGAAGGTTGAAGAGCATCTCCATACAGCTGGTGATATCGCTGAGTTGTTGGGAGTGTCTCCGCAAAAAATTGGTCGCCTTGCTAATAAGCATGACCTTAAAACCGAGCAGTACGGAATGTATGTCTGGGATAAAGCCAAACACTCTGACAAGCAGGTTGAAGCGTTTCGTTATAACGCTGAAGGCGTAAAAGCGTTGCGCCACCTGATTCATGGTGCTGATGTGGCATAAGTTCCATAGCAGTTAAAATGTTTTTGCTATCCTAACCCGCTTAACTGCGGGTTTTGTCGTCGCCCGATCCCTGCTAATCTGTCAAAAACTTACCAATGGGGGTAGGGATATGAAAAAGGTTTTGATGGTGGCGATTTTGTCCGCTTCATCGTTTGTCATTGCAGGCTGCGCACCGAAGCCACCTTCTCAAGTGGAAATATCCACTGCAAACTACGGCACTTTGCCTAATGACTATCAGCAACAAATTAAAAATCACATGGCATCTATTCTGAAAGATCCGGAATCAGCTCGATATACATTTGAACCTCCATTCAAAGGTTATTCGCAAGATGGCTCTCTTTCTTCGACGAATGGAGGCGTGACGTATGGACAAGTTGTCGGTGTACAGGTCAATGCCAAAAACAGTTATGGCGGATACACAGGAAATCAACTTTATGTGTTTATGTTCTCGAGTGGGGTGATGTATGACTCTACAGCAAACTTCCAGTTTGGAAGGGTTAAGCGAGTCCCGTAAACAATGATGAACTGATTAAAGCCCCGCATTGTCGGGGTTTTTTATTGCCTGGAGAAAATATGTCGCAAGGTGAAAAAGTAGGCGGTCTTTATATTGAAATCGAAGCTGATACCGCCAAGCTTTTGGCTGGAGAACGACAGGCGAACAAATCATTAAACGCTATCGGTAACAGCGCCGATAATGCCTCGAAAAAATTTGAACAACTGCAAACAAGCCTTAATAAAGTCGCTGGAGCTGTTGCTGCATCTATTGTCGTTGATTGGGGAAGAGCATTCCTTGTTGCTGCGGATAATATGAGTCAGTTAAATGCGAGAGTTGAAAGATTAACAGGAAGTGCATCATCTGCCTCTCAAACCATGCAAAGTCTTATGCGAGTTAGCTCATCGACAGGCGGGTCTATACAGGACACGACAAAGCTATGGGAATCGCTTAGTACTGCATTACGTGATACAGGGGCATCAAACGGCCAAATTATTCAACTTACAGAAACTTTGCAAAAAATTGGTCGTATAGGGAGCACCTCTTCAGAGGAAATGGCTAATGCCCTTCGACAATTCGGTCAATCTATTTCTTCAGGTACAGTGAGGGCTGAGGAATTTAACTCAATACTTGAGCAAATGCCTGAGTTGGCGCGACAGATTGCTGCAGGAATGGGAGTTGGCGTGGGAGAGCTTCGCCAATTGATGCTCGAAGGAAAATTATCGGCGCAGGATGCTCTAAACGCTATTCAGAAACAGACCGCTTTAGTTAATACCGAGTTCGAGAAACTACCCAGGACCTTGTCTCAAGCCAATACATCATTAACTAATTCATTCCTAACAATGGTGGATAATCTAAATAAAGCTACAGGGGCAAGCAACGGAATGGTCTTAGTGATCGATTCTTTAGCTGTAGCAATAGGCAGATTAACTGGTCAGGCCGCGACTGCAAGTCAACAAATCGCAGACCTTAGATCTGAAGCTGAAATGTATGCAAGAAGGGCAAGGACTTGGGGATGGTTGGGGTTTGGCGATTGGCAAAAAGAAAATGAGCAGAAATCAGCAAAGTTAACTGCAGATGCTTGGGAAAAGGCATCCCGTGCCGGTTGGGATGCTGCACAAAAGGTGGCGAAAAACACCAAGCCTATTGAGATAAAAGCAGCGTCGACTACTGCGCAAAGTAAGGCTAAGGGTGGGAAGTCAGCAGCCCAGAAAGAGGCCGAGCAGTACGCTAGAGCACAAGAATTAATTACGGAAAGGTTGTCGGATTTAAAAAGCAAAGCAGAGCTGTCCGCCAGTAGCATCACTGAACTCTCAAGAGCTCAAGCAATCCTAAATGCCCAGCAATCTTTGGGCAAAGCGGCATCGCAAGAACAAATTGCTTTGGCTGGAGAGTATGCAGCAAAAGCTTGGGACAACGCAAAAGCGTTGCGCGAACAGGCCAAAGCTGAAAAAGAACGTGCTGATGCGGCAAGCAAGTTTAGTTCAATCCAGAATAAATCCAGTAGGGTTATAGGACTAGATACTCAGTACCAGCAGGATATTGCTGATATCAAAATGTACGCTCAAATGTACCCTCAGAAAATAGCTGAGGCTGAGGCGGCTAGATCCTCTATTGAAAAGCAATATCGAGACCAGCGCATAGCAGCAATGTGGCAGGAGTGGGCGCAGCAAACCACTGCGACACAAGCGGCAGCGGCGGCGTTTGATGGTTTTGCTAATAGTGCTAGTAATGCATTAACAGGCATAGTGACAGGAAGCATGGCTGCATCTGATGCATTGCGTTCAATTGGGAATACAATTTTGAACGAGGTAATTAATACCTTTGTGCAAATGGGAGTTCAGTGGGCTAAGTCTGCTATTTTGGGGTCGACCACTCAGCAAGCGGCAATTGCTGCAACCACCACGGCTCAGGTCGCAGGTATTGGTATACAGACAGCAGCAAGCACCACAGCTGCCGCAGCATCAACTGCGGCCTGGACTCCCGCCGCCATTATGTCATCCATAGCCTCATTTGGTGGTGCGGTTCTCGTTGGTCTTGGTGCCATGGCGGGCATCATGGCTCTATCCGGCAAACGCAAGAACGGCGGCCCTGTATCTGCAGGTGGAATGTATCAGGTCGGTGAAGGTGGGATGCCGGAGATTTACCAGGCCAGCACTGGTAAGCAGTATATGATCCCTGGCGATAATGGCAGGGTGATCAGTAACAAGGAAATGAATGCGGGAGGTGGTGGCGGAGTGGTGATAAATATCCAGAACTACTCGTCTTCATCTGTCGATGCGCAGGCTGGTACTGACGCTAATGGTGGAGTGACAGTGGATGTAATCGTCGCTGACCTGAATAACGGTGGGCCAATCAGTAACGCCATAACAAGCAACATGAACGTGAAACGTACGCCAAGAGGGCAGGGCTGATGCCAATTATCGACTATCCCGACTGGCTGCCGCTGGCGCAGAAGGCCAGCAAAAACATGACGCTCGATACCGGGTTCCAGACCGATCAGCCAGCGGTCGGACCGGCTATCTTCCAGAATCTTACTGACGACCTGAAAGTGACCTGGTCACTGACGTGGATCTTCACTCTGGCGCAGGAGCGCGCTTTCCAGCAGTGGCTACGCAGCCCGAACTATCTCAACCGGGGCCTGAACTGGTTCAGGATGAATATCAATCTGGGCGGCAGTGGCCTGCAACTCCAGGAGCTTCATTTCACCCAGATGCCGGTGCAAACCAGTATCGACGGCGGGGTGGTGACCTGGACGGGAACTGTTGTTGCCAACCACCTGTATAACGCTGACGACGAGTTCGACGACATCATCGTTGAGTTGCCGCCGCCATGGGATACGTGGCTGGATATCGTAGTGACGGGTTATCCGGACGGGAGAGATCCGGAATCATTGCCGAGGGTGCCGTAATGCCGAGCTTCAGAGAGTACAAGCAGCAGCGTCCGACGCGCGGCCTGTACGACACCATCACATTCTACCATCCATCATTTGGCTATGTCCGCATGGTCAATAAGCAGTTCTTTCCAAAGGTGCTCGGCGGCCAGACATTCACGCCTGCGCGATTTGAAATCGAAGAGAGCCAGCAGAGCGGCACACCGGTGATTGATGCTACGGTGAAGTTGGGGAGACTGTCGTCGGATATCAAAACGTTGATGAAGCAATGGAAAGGGTCTGACAGACTAACCTCGATTACAGCCATGCGACAGATCTTCGACAGCGGAGATGTTTCTGCGCCGATTAAATCCTGGCAGTTATACGTCAAGACTGTGGATATTGACGCCGACGCCGCATCAGTAACCCTTTCTGTAACCAATCCGCTGAATAACAACATAGGGAGACTCTATGACCCAACGGAATACACCGGCCTGCAGTACCTCTGAGTTTATTGGAAAGGTTATCGGCGTTCCGTGGGCTAACCGTGCTTGCTCGTTCGAGAGAGTCGATTGCTGGGGGGTGGTCGTGCTGTATTACCGGCATGTGCTAGGTATCGAGCTGCACCAGACGCCGGACTACGAAGCCGGTGCTGACTTTTTTACCTGCTATCAGGGTGATGTAGTTTTCTGGCGCCGGGTCGATAAACCGGCCGAGGGCGGGATATTTGTCGGGTACCGCGGCGCGCAACCGGCGCATGTTGGCCTGGTGCTTAACAGGCAGGTGCTGCACTCGCGAGGTGAGAACGGAAGCGTGCGTATGGACTCGTTGCTGGTCATTCAGCGGGCATTCACCAAAGTGGAGTTCTTCGAATATGGCACTGGTTGAAATATCGAATTTTCCAGGAACGCCTAAGCTGCGTTGCAGGGTGCCAAACGGCACCCTTTTTTATGACTGGCTGGCAGCCAATGACGCTACCTTTCACCGTGATCTGCTGATCGTCCGCAACGGCGTCAAGCTGGACGACGATGACGAGCTGGCGTTTGAGCTGAGCGAACTGGATAACATCCAGATATTCGACCAGCCGAAGGGTATTGTTGAAGATATTCTGAGTCCTATTTTTAAAGTAGTAGGGCAGGTGTTTTCGTTTCTGGCACCAAAGCCAGCCATCGCAAATACTGGTGGTAATACTGTTGATTCTCCTAACAATAGCCTGACCGGTCAGACAAACACTGCGCGCGTGTATAAGGCTAAGCCTGATATCTACGGTCAAGTCCGTTCATTCCCGGATCTGATACAGGAATCAGTATTTGAATATGTCCGTCAAAACGATAAAGACGGCGGCCTGAAGTATGTCACCGAGTGGATGTGCATTGGGATCGGAAGATACGATTACGAGTCTGTGCGCTACTCAGAGTCTAGCCTCGGCTCGCTGGCCGGTGCTGAGTATGAATTTCATCAACCCGGTGAAGTTATTCCGCAAATCGTTGAGGGTTATGGCTTCGATGACGTCGACGGACAGGAAGTTCCAGGCCAGAACGAGGCTGATGATTTTCCTGTCGAGACGGCCACTGCCAACACAGTTGTTAGTGGTACGTATTCAGGCGGACAGATAGCCATGCAGATCGTGAAACAGGCTGAATTTGATTACTTCATGGAGCTGGTTCTGCCCCATGCAGTAACATTCACCATCAATGTGACATACAACACTGCATCAGGTAGCGTTACCACAGATGCCAAGTTCTCAGGGACTTTAATCTCGGCGGTAGAGACGAATGACGGCGCAGAGATTAACCCAGTGAGCTGGTACACGTTTACGATGAACCAACTTGATGGGCCACAGGATATTCCCGCGACAGCGACCATCAACACCACGACGTTCATTCTGAACGACAACGAAGCGCTGGTTGTTGGTCCATTCTTCTCACCAGTTGAGTCATCACAGCTCTGGCTGCACACGCAGTCGAGCCTCGGGGGGAAAAAGCAGACTAACTGGAAGGTCGTTATCTGGAAAATCGACGACAATTACAACCAGATACCGGGAACCACCGAGACTTTCACCTATTACCAGGGAACACCGCACGACCATACCAGCGAAGTGTTTTACCGCACCGATAAACTGACTCCTGCAGCCGGGTTCGGCAAGTACGCAATCAGCTTTCAGCGTACGGATAACTCAAGTGACGCGTCAGTCCTGAAGGTTGAAGAGATCCACGCCATCAACATAAGGACAAACGTGGTTCACCCTACAGACACTCTGGTGCGTGTGAAGGTGAGGGCGACGGAGAACGCGCTGGGAAGCCGCGACCGCAAATATAATGCCCTGGTCACCCGTCGCACTATTACGTATGACCTCAGTACACAGGCGGTGGATTACACGCTACGGCCGTCGCGTTCTTTTGCTGATGCGGTGGCGCATACCTGGCTAATCATGGGGGGGCAGCCTGTCGGCAGTATTGACCTTTACGGATTGTATTCGATTGCTGAGAGCTTGCCAGATAAGCGCTTGGGTTACTTCGACTATACGTTTGACGACGAGAACGATTCACTTGGGGATCGCGTGCAGGCTATCTGCAATGCAGCATCAGTGGTGGCGTACTGGGATGATGGCGTGCTGACATTCACCAGAGACCAAAAGGTTGATTACCCGGCCGCCGTATTCAACCGGGCAAACATGAAGACGGACGAGTACAAAATGACGTACGAAGCTACGCTGCCAGGTGGTTATGACGGCGTGCAGGTGTCATACGTTCATCCCACTACGAACAACAAGACGTACATCAACTTCCGCGTGCTGAATGGCGCCATCGTTGAACAGGAAGCGGAAAACCCGAACAAGCTGGAGATAGTTGGCTTCCGTAATGAGTATCAGGCTCGTGAGCGCGCGCTGCGCGAAACAAAGCGCCTGATTTACTCGCGAACAAAGATGAACGCCAAAGTTTTTGAAGACGGGATTATGCAGGTAGGCAGTGTCGTACAAATCGCGGACATATACGACAGCAACCAGCAGCAGGGCTATATCACCGGCCGTACCGGGAATGTCTTTGATACCAGCGAACCGATCAGCTTTGCCGGAGATATGTATGTGCTGGTGACCGACAGCCTGGGTAACCCGACTCTGCGCTATCCGGCTACGGCCCGCGCTGACACGAAGTACGGATTCACCGCAGCAATACCAGACATTTCACTGAATATCTGGAATGGAGACACGGTGCAACTACCATCGCGCTACATCATTGCGACAGTAGAGGAGCTGGACAGTCAACTATGGACAGTCAACAGCATCAAGCCGAACGCCGATAACACAGTATCGCTGACGGTCTCGGAATACAGCGACGCTATCTACCAATAACAACCTTCCACGACTAACCAGACCCGGCCAATGCGCCGGGTTTTTTTTGGAAAAATTATGGCCACGACACCTACACAACTTCCTGTACCGAGTGAGACTCCGCGCGATCTGAAATTTAACGCAGGTAAAATTGATGAGTTTGTGACGGGGGATGTGCATTATTACACCGATAGATTCGGGAAAAAGCACATTACAATGGCTGGAATGCATGCTGAGTTTGATGCTCAGCTCGCCAGTCAGGAAGCGCGCTTCGATGCTTTCATTGAGCGATCTGGCTACCAGGTCATCGGTGATTATGCCGATGGCCCACTGACTATCACCGAGTACAATCAACTTATTCGCTATGGTAACGAACTGTGGAAACTTACGGCCGCTACTGATTTACCATACACCACTGCGGGGACTACGGATGAAACATGGAATGCGACTGACTCTTTGCATTTCGTTTCTGTCGGGGATGCCGCTCTTCGCCAAAACCTGGGTTCAGGCGAAGATGGGATGGGGATGGCCTTAATTGCTTTGCTTAAAAAAGGGAATCTCTTTGATTTACTAGGCGAATGGACAAGTCCGGAAGCGTGGGGAGCAATAGCAAATGATGAATCGAAAGCTCATCATAATTCCTATTGCTTCTTCCTTATGTTCGAAAATTTGCGCGAAAGTGGCGGCGGTGTTGTGCAGTTTAAGCCTCGCTCTGTTTATCACCTCGACTTCGTCAACTTCATTCCTGGCAATGTAACTATCCATGGTAATGGGGCAAAACTTATTTTTATCAATCCAACCTCCGCGTATGGCCGTGGTGGTCTTATTATTGGCAGTTCTCGTGAATTTAATTACGAATCAGCAAAAGATGCTTATAACTCTGGCACTTATCCAACTTCTATACTAAACACCAGTGTCGTTGACCCAGTACAAAAGCAGTACTTAAGGGATAACCAACAATTTGTTAAGGCTGACACGGTCAGTATCGATAATTTAATCATAGAAGCAAAGTTCACCTCAGAAACAAGTTGGGGTGGATTTGCGATTAACTGCGTCAATGCGCAAAATGTTAATATCAGTAATATTTATACTATAGGGTGGACTGAGAGTGTTAATGCTGGCTCTGATGCTCCTCCCAATACTCCATCATGCCACAACATAAAAATACAGAACCTGACTGTAATTAGAGGCGATATTGTCCGAACTTATTATGCAGGTTTCTTTTTTGCTAACTCCACAAGTTGTGAGATTTCAGGGGCTGTGCTTGAAACGCCATTAACTGACGGATCTGGAAATGGTAGCTTTGGCGCAACAAACTTTACCGAAGACTGTGTTATTCGTGATATTTCAGTACCATCGCTAGGGCGTACCGCTTCATCAGAGGGTATCCTCATTAATAATTCAAAGGGATGTCTTGTTGAGAATATAAGAGTTGGAAATGCTAAGTCAGCAGTATCAACATTTTATACCGATACTTCCATGAATGATGCAGCAAGACCAAATATTTTTGATAGTATAACAGGAGTGAATTGTGATCAGGTTCTTGGTGTTACAGGGAAGTATGGTATTTTTTCCAACGTAAAAACTTACAACTGCAATCAGGAATTGCTTTTCAGGAATAATAATGCCTCTAACAACATCTTCAAAAGCAAGCCTGAATCTATAACAATTGGCTCATCAGCTAGTAATCTTAAGTACTGGTTTTTGATTAACAATAGTATTGATGGATGGCGTAGGGTTTATACATGGCTACGTCCTCTTGACATACTCTGCACGCCATTCTCATCACTATCATCATGGAATTCTAATAACTCTGTTAAATTCAATAGTGGAGTGTCGGCAAGCTTTTTATATAAAATTCCAGATGGATTCTCGGCTGTATCAGGATTTACAGTCTACGGAGATTTTAGCTCAGGCGCGGCGGCAGCAGCAGTAGATTCCGTATGTACAGTTGATGTCATCTCCATGTCTGCAGTTGATGGGAATCAAACGCCGCCAGAGGTACTGTTAACGGCATCTATTTCTGCAAAATCAAACGGTGATGGAATATGGTCATTAACAAGCAATGCGCAATCATCGGAGCCAGGATATTTGCCACTGGAAGGTGCATCGGTTGGTGTTGATAATACAATGTACTTACGTATTACATATTCCAACGGAGTGGCTAATAACACCCTTAAAGAAATTGGGCTAAGAATATACAGGAGATAA